ATTTAATCTAGATATTGAGAATGATTTAAGTAATTTTAGAACTTTACATTCTTATGCATTTGCACAATTAGGTATGACCAAAGAAAAAATGATGGGTCGAGATGATTACAAAGAGTTTGGTGAAAAATGTGGCATACCAATTAAGATGGCAAAATTTTCTGACAGTGATGGTACATTTAATTCAGACAATGAATATTTGACAATTATAAATACAGCAGCAGTTAAGAGGATAGATCTATTAGAATACTATGACTCAAGACAAAATATTTTAGATATAGAAAGAAACACTTTATTTTTATTAGCGGAAGAACTTAAAAGATTTAAAAAAGAAAAAGGTTTAAAAGACTTTAATGATTTACTAGAAGATTATATTAACAAAGAATCTGTAAACAGTTTTAAAGTATTATTTATTGATGAGGCACAAGACTTATCATTACTGCAATGGGAAATGGTAAGAAAATTGTGGTCTAACGCAGATAAAACTTATATTGCAGGTGATGATGACCAGGCAATATTTAAATGGGCTGGCGCTGATGTAGATCATTTCATAGCACTTAAAGAAGAAGTAAATGATATAAAAATTTTAGATCAATCATACCGCATACCAGGCGGACCCATACACGAGCTCTCACAAAGAATAATTGGTCAAGTACAAAACAGATTTGATAAAACTTATAAACCAAGAACAGAAGAAGGTATATTAAGAAGGTATTCTGATATTACTCAAGTAGATATGTCAGAAGGTAATTGGTTAGTATTATCTTCAGCAAATCATTTTTTAGACGATGCAAAAGATTTATGTGAATTACAAGGATGGTATTATCAATTCAAAGGTATTAACTCTGTGTCTTTAAAATTATTGTTAGCGTTAAACAATTGGGAACACTGGAGAAAAGGTGATCAGTTAAATCATTTAGAAATAAAAAATATTTATGGATATCTTGGATCTAATGTAATGCCTGGATTTCAAAAAGGGAAAACATTACATGCTGATGAAAAATATACACTAGAAGAATGTAAAGATAAACATGGTTTAATAACTGATAAAGTTTGGTATGAATCTTTTGAAGGACTCGATACTATTACTGAAAACTATATTCGTAACATGAGGGCGAATGGAGAAACATTAAATAAAAATCCTCGTATAACAATGTCAACAATACACGGAGCGAAAGGAGGAGAAGCTAATAAAGTTTTATTGATGCAAGACATAACCAACGCTGCGCTAGAAACATTTAGTCATGACCCGGATGAATTACATAGGTTATTTTATACCGGAGCGACGAGAGCGAAGCGTGAATTGCATGTTTTAGACCCAAGAGACTTTGATAAAGCTTATATATTATGAAATGTTTCTACTGCAATGAAGATGTGATATGGCAAAACGATTTTGATATGGAAGATATAGATCCAGATTCACAATATAATATTGTTTCATATTATCAATGTAACAAATGTAACGCTTGGTATGAAGTATATACCGACAAAAAGGAGGAAGATGACCAATAGTGAAATATTTAAAAAAGCTGCATACGATTCATTAGATAAGCAGGTAGGTGGAAAACATTATCGATCGATGAAAATTCAACCTGCAGAGTTTATAAACGAAAACAAGTTGCTTTTTGCGGAGGGTAACGCTATAAAATATATCTGTAGACACCAGTCAAAGGGAAAAGAAGAGGACGTGAAGAAGGCAATACATTATTTAGAAATGATACTCGAAAGGGACTACTCGTGAGAAGTACCCAGATACCATTGTTTACTCCAGAAACAGAATGGGTTATGCCCGATGAATTAAAAGATCTTCGGGGCCATAAAGAAATAGCAATAGATTTAGAAACTAATGATCCACATCTAATAGAGATGGGTTCAGGTAATGTTACTGGTAGAGGACACATTGCCGGTGTTGCTGTGGCTGTTGAAGGTTGGGCAGGATACTTTCCAATACAACATGAGTCTGGTGGAAACATGGATAAGAAATTAGTTTTATCTTGGTTACAAGATATATGTAATCAACCTGATACTACATTTATATTTCATAATGCAATGTATGATATTTGTTGGTTAAGATCAGCAGGAGTAGATATTAAAGGTAAAATTGTAGATACAATGATTGCAGCATCGCTAATTGATGAAAATAGATTATCATACCGACTAGATATATTGGCTAAACATTATGTAGGAATAGGTAAAGATGAAAATATTTTACAAGCTGCAGCAAAAGAATATGGATTAGATGCTAAAAAAGATATGTGGCGATTACCTGCGATGTTTGTTGGACAGTACGCGGAGCGTGATGCGGAGTCTACATTAAAACTTTGGCAACGATTAAAAGTAGAATTATATGATCAAGAATTAATGGATGTCTTTACATTGGAGACAAAACTATTTCCTTGTTTAGTTGATATGAGATTTAAAGGGGTAAGGGTAGATCTTGATAAAGCAGATTTTATTAAGAAAAATTTAATGGATCGTGAAGCTAAAATTATTAATAAAATCAAAAGTTTAACAGGAATTAACGTAGAAATCATGGCTGCTCGAAGTATAGCAAAAGCTTTTGATAAGTTAGGGTTACCTTATGATGTAACAGAAAAAAGTAAAGAACCTTCTTTTACAAAAAACTTTTTACAGAACCATCCTCATGAATTACCTCAAGCAATTGCAGAGGCGAGAGAGATAAACAAAGCGCACACAACTTTCATAGACTCAATAACTAAACATGCAGTTGATGGTAGAATACACGCAGACATAAATCAAATACGATCAGATCAAGGCGGAACAGTAACCGGTAGGTTCTCTATGAGTAATCCAAACTTACAACAAATTCCAGCGAGACATCCGGAACTTGGACCGATGATAAGATCTATTTTTATTCCAGAAAAAAATACAACATGGGGATCATTTGACTACTCACAACAAGAACCTAGAATATTAGTACACTATGCAAAACTACAAAACTTAAATGGTGTAGATGAAATTGTAGATGCATACAATGCAGGAGACGCAGACTTTCACCAAGTTGTTGCAGATATGGCAGGTATTGAACGTAAGCAAGCCAAAACAATTAATCTTGGTTTAATGTATGGTATGGGTAAAAATAAATTAATGGCGGAGTTAGGTTTGATGAAAGACTCTGCAGAAAAATTGATTAGACAATATCATAGCAAGGCACCTTTTGTTAAACAATTAATGGACAATGTATCTCGTAAAGCAAATGATCGTGGTAAAATTAGAACTTTAGGGGGCAGAGCCTGTCATTTTGATTTATGGCAACCTGTTCAATTTGGGGTTTTTAAACCTTTACCATTGGAACAAGCACGAAAAGAATATGATGAACCATTAAAAAGAGCCTTTACTTACAAGGCTTTAAATAAATTAATACAAGGATCTGCAGCAGATATGACTAAAAAATCTATGGTAGCTTTGTATAAAAATGGTATAATACCACACATCCAAATTCACGATGAAGTAGATATTTCTGTTGAGTCGGATGCAAAGGCGGAACAAATTATTGAGATAATGGAATCTGCTGTGGAACTTGAAGTTCCAAACAAGGTAGACTATGAGAAGGGAGAAAATTGGGGTGAAATTAAATAATGGCATACTTAAATGCAAACATACCAACTATCTACGCACAAATCAGAAGAGAATATTTATATGATTGTAAAAAACATCATGGAGAAGTTGAAGACTGTATTATCTTTGGTATTACTAGCATGGGGGGCCGTGCTATATTATTCCACGCTCTTATGGGTAACGGTGCAATATTTTATCGCTTACCAATTAGCGCGTTTATTCAAAAGGGATTTGACCCCGATAGAGTGCCCGGAAGAAGACTTGATGAATTGGAGCTTTGGAATTGTTTTTCTTATTATCCTACTGTCACTCATTGGTCTATATTAAGCGCAGCTTCCGGTTATTATTTTGGTAAAGATAAAAAGAAACACTATGGTTCATATTTATTTACAGTTGACTGGGGACATCCAGATGCTAATATACTAGACACTGACCATTCAGAAATCCCGCACGAACATAAGTGCGCACACATAATTGCATTAGACGACGGCAATTTTGCAGCACAACCTAACAACAGATGCATATGGGATTTACCTTCATTCACTGTAAAAGATAATGTGCCTGATTGGAAAGTACAGACTAATGAATGGAACGTAGAAGATTCAGGTAAGTGGAGAACCGCGGATACTGATGACTTCTTTTACGAGATCGAGGAGCAAAAAGATGATTGATAAAATTAAAAATATGGCTAACAAATGTTGGTGCAATCACAAGGTATGTGTAATTATAATTGCAGTTCTTGTTGTGGCTTACATTGTAAAATAGAATTATGGAGATGGCCAGGATGAATTATTACTTTACAGGTTTACTGATTGTAATGTTAGTTGTCCTGGCTCTCTGTGGAGGTCCAGGTGTCCAATAAACCATTAAACATAAATGAAGACGCAAAAGTTGCTATGCCGATGAAGACAGTAGCTTCTTTAATTTTGCTCGTAGCAGCCGGAGTGTTCGCATACACAGAGCTGACGGCGAGGTTGGTATCGTTAGAGACATCGCGTGAGTTATTTGAAAATGATTTATTAAAAAAATCTGAACAAGTCCCAGTGGACCAGGAGCAACATTTTTTACTCGAAGATCTTTATAAGTCCGTAGAGAAAATGGAAGAGACTCAAGAAATGAATATGACTAACAAAGTTAATATAGAATTTTTAAGAGAACAATTAAATAAAGCACTAGCTGATATTGAAGAATTAAAAGATAAGGTAAGAGAAAACGGAAAGGCGTATCAATGATTTTAGAAGTTGTAGCTCTTCTTATGATTGTCAACGGAGAGATCAAAGAACACAGAATTCAAATTGATCCGGACACAGGTAAACATTCAATGGCAATGTGTTTGAAAGGTAAGAGATATGCCAAGAGAACTGAAACAGGAAAAAATATACAGCACCAGTGCATCAAGTCGATGGCCGAGGTCGAAAAAAATATTGATGGATCTTTATCAATAAAGAAGTTAATACTAGAATAATGACAAAGAAAAGATTAAGATTTCAAGCAGAAGTTGTTGATGGTAAATGCCCAACATGTGATCAATTCACTACTTTAGTTGGGATTGACCGAGATTTTTTTAGGTGTATGAGTTGTGGATCAGATTTAGAACAACATGTAAATGGTAAGATAACTTATCTACCAGTTATAACAGCACCTAAAGGAGCAAAGCCATTTGTTAAAGAATGGTTAGACGACGATGGCGAAAAAATTTAAAGATTTTGTAGGACACGAAGCTACATTTCATAAGACATCAATTGGACGTACTCCAAGTAAATGTAAAATGAATAAATCAAAACGCCGTTCGTGGAAGAAGTATCGCGGACAGGGAAAATAATGAAATTTTTATTGACGGTATTTATTTGTTCCGTTGTGAGTGGAGAGTGCTACACAAATCCTGAATATCCTAAAACATTCGATAATCATTATGAATGTATGCGTGCTGGATTAGTAGATGCATATGAAATACTGATCGCGGATGGTAATTTTACTGAAGAACAAATAAACACGTTACAGTTGTATCCTAAATTTGTTTGTGCACCTGTAAAAGACGAAGGTAAAATAACTACTTAAGAATCATTCTAAACTGTCTGCTCGTCCCAAGAAAGGGACGAACAAACAAAAGGTGTGAGAAGAGACTTTCTTTTTATATTAAAAAAAATTGTTTGACAAGCACTCATTTGTTGGTATAGATTCCCATATATTATTAACAAAGAAAGGAAATATGACTGAAATAATAAAAATAAATGTAAAATGGGATGATGATTGTGCAAATATTGAATCAAATCATAATGGTAATTTAGAAGTAAATATTAAAAGTAATTTGTACAAAAAAATGGATCCGCTTTTTAAATTAGATTTTATGAGTGATATGGAAACTTGGGTACAAGAAGAAATTAATCGTATACATAGAGAAGAATTAAATAAAGAACAAAGATTTATGTATTCTTATGTAATGCATACTCCCAAATCTAGTGAACAATTAGATGAGGAAGATAACAATCCTAAAGTTCTTGAAGATAGAAAAAAAATAGCAGAAGAAATACAAATAAAAACACAAAATAAAATTGGTAGGATGATAAAAGGAGAAGAAGAAAATGGCAGATCCAAATAAATTTAAATCTGTGTCTGTGCCAATAGATACTTATAAAAAATTAAATTTTTTAGCTGATGGTAAGTTTTTAGATGCGCAACTTACAATTAGTAAAACCATTGAAGCACTAGCTAGTCGTGCAGCAAAAAAATTAGGATACAAAAATGGTAAAACAAAAGATTAAAATTATATGTGACCATTGTAAAGGCAATGGTTACTTAAGAGAGAGTAATGGTTCTTATACCGAAGTACATCAATGTCCTACTTGTAATTCACAAGGCGAAGTAATGGCTGAAATATATGAACAACTACTTAATACTATTCCCGAAGGAGCAACCGGAAAAGAAATTGCTGAAATATTAGAAGGTGATAAGAAAGTCACGCTTCAATGAATGATGTAGATATTGCCTATATAGCAGGGCTTTTTGATGGTGAGGGAAGTATTAATATAAGACGTGCATTTGAGAAGAAAAAAAAACATAAAAATAAACCAGGATATCGAATGTCTAATTCAATGAGAATATCTATGGAAATTACTATGACTGACCGTAGCGTTTTAATTTGGTTACATGAAGTTTTAGGAGTCGGAACTTTACGACCTAAAAAAGTAAAAGGTAAAAGAATAGATGGCACTCCTTATCTTAAACAATATAAATGGAGATGTGTATTTAGAGATGCGTTTAAAGTTTGTTGTTTATTGTTTCCTTATGCTCACACAAAGCTTGGAAAAATTACACAAGTGATTGAACACTACACTAGTATTCCTGAAAATGTTGTAAGAGATAATGTAGTTAACTTTGAACATTATAAGATGTGGATTAAACAATGATCAATGTAGAAATACATAATGATGACAGACAAAAAGCAGTTGAAGTTTTAAAATATAAAAACTTTGGTAATCGTAGTTCCGGATTTAATGGTAACTATGAAAAACAATATACAGGTTTGATTGGAGATTTAACTGTACATCGATTGTTAGAAATAGATCCTCCTAATTATAATGAAGGAAGATTTGACACTGATATTTTATTGAACGATAAAAAGATAGACATAAAATCTATGCTTCGTAAACATGATATGAGAGATAATTGGGTACATAATTTTGTTGGTTATCAAAAAGAAATGACAAGTGATGTTTTGTTATTTGTAAATATAAATCGTAACACTAAAATTGTACAACTTTGTGGTTGGTTAGATAAAAAAAATTTTTTAGAGACTGCTGACTTTTATAATAAAGGTGATCTTCGACAAAGAGATGATGGAACTTCTTTTAAAACACACGCTCCACTCTACGAAATACAACAACAGAAGTTAAATAAACTTAACAATATCAATGACTTAAGAAACATATGAAACGAGAGAATAAATTTATATATCCAAAAACGGTACGCGAAGCGATAGAAGGTAAACGTCATTATAATATCGATGATAAAGAAAAGTTACCAAGTGTTACAACTATATTATCTGCAACTGAATCAGCCGAGAAGCGCGAATCGTTGGCGAAGTGGAGAGAAAAGATGGGAGAGGAGAATGCGGCGCGGATCGTGGATGAGTCTGCTTCACGAGGAACGGCGATGCACAAAATACTTGAGATGTATATATTGGAAAAAGGTTATTTAGATGAGACAAACGTTGGAAAACAGGCCCATAACATGGCTACGAGGGTCATAGAGCAGGGTTTATGCAATGTACCCTTGTACTACGGCACAGAATGTACTTTGTATTATCCTGGGTTATATGCGGGCCAAACTGATCTTGTTGGGGTACACAAGGGTCAAGATGCTATTATAGACTTCAAGCAAACGAACAAACCGAAGCGCCGAGAGTGGATCGGGGATTACTGTCTTCAATTGGCGGCCTACGCTATGGCCCATAATTTTATATATAAAACAGAAATTACCAAAGGTGTGGTGATGATGTGTAGTAAAGATAATTACTACCAGGAGTTTGTTATCGAAGGTAAAGAATTCCAAAAATATAAACACCAATTTTTAAGGAGAGTTGATGAATACTATAAACAAAGACATCAAACAGTTAGATAATATTGCAAATGCATACAATAAAACTGAAGGTGAGATGAAAGAGATGTGGAAACAAAAGTGGTATAAACTTGTCAAGAATGTGGCAAGAAGACATAACGAAATGTATCCAAAATTTAAGGAGGATAGATTAAACAAATGAGAGTAAGAGATCTACAACAAATATTAGGTAAATTTACTGATGGTGAAAAAGGCACCAACATATCAGATTGTCCAATATATATTGAAACTAAAGATGGTTATATGGAAGAGGTTAGATTTATAGCATTGGAAAAAAGTAAATTAATTGGTTCTCCGGAACCAGCAAGAATAGTTTTAAAACATGAAAATCTACAA